TTTTATAAAATCTTCTGTATGCACATCATCGCGAACAACAGCCTTTCCTTGACCTGTATAATAATCGGCATCTTCAAGATAGTTAAATGTACGGAAATTTACTTTATGTTGTAAAAGGTCTATTTCTACAACTTTATTCATATAAGCACCATTATATAAATCTTGTCCCGTATGTGCTCTTCTTGAGTTTGTAAATGTTTCGATTGACCTTCTTTGCATTTCAGCATCTTCAACCGTTTTATTCATAACTGGAAAATAAAATAAATCATGGACCATACCAGGATTTGCTTTGCCCATTTCAAGTAAATATTCATCAGTCACAAAATGATAGCCGTCAAAATTTTCAAAGAATCTATATGAATTACTTAAACTTTCTTTACTATATGATTTCGCAGCCACTAATTCCAATGCTCTTGATGGCCTAAATGTAGGTACAACCAAATCTAAATTGCCATAGGTTCCTTGCACATAAAAAAATCTTTCCCTATCGGCTGCTAATCTATATTTCTTTGATTTAAAACTTCTTGGTAATTCTTGACCATCGGTTTTGGGTGTTGTAGATTTAAGTTCGGAATAATTCTTTTTAAATATTTGTTCAGCAATATAGCCTGCAGTCTTTTCTCTATACGCTTCAGTGACTTTTCTTAAATCTGCTTTATATGATGTTCTTGTGGCAAAATATAAATTATATTTTAATGAACCACCATCTTCAGATCTTTGTACACCATCAATACGATAAATTTGAGCCTGCAATCGAACTTTGGTATTGAAATCAAACGATCTAAAAACAATGTCAAGTTCCTCTTCACCGCGCAAACCATAATTTTCCAAAACACCAACACCATCAAGACATGTCAATATACCATTTATTGCTATTCTGTTAATACCTTGAGTTAAAGAAAACTCGCCAATAATACCGGTGATATCCTTCGTATCACCAGCTTTATTTTTAACAATCGCACTTTCGACAATACAGCGCGTTGGATTAAATTCACCGCCCATTTATTATTCCGTATTTGCTTCAAGCAAATTTCTTCTTAATTCGCCACTAATTTGAGCTGCAAAAGATCTATCAAATAAAAATATTTCCTTTTTCTTTTCGTTGAGTGCAATTTCATAATCATAAATTCTATAAGGTACCCATTCCTCTGGAATGATTCTCTTAATAATGATTTTTTCGCCTCGTTCTGTTCTTAAAATAACGCGGTCTTCTCTGCGAAGATAAATCGTCTGAAACGATTCCGGCGCTAGTAAAATATCATCAACTGCCATTATACCTGCCTCACATAATAGATAATATTCTGGTCATTTGCATCATCACGAATCCAATCAATAACATCTTCACCAGTTTCGCCTGATTGTTCTGCATATTTGTCAACCAGATAATCATTAAAAGTATTTTCGTCCATAGGCCATTCGTGATATGGGTCAATAATATTATTTGCCAAATAAACTAACCATACAAAATCTACTGAACCATAATATGCATTTGCAACATCCTCTGCCCTTTCATTTGCTTTGACAGTATATGGATAATAAAGATATGGATTATTTTGGACTGCTGTTAAAAAAGAACTGCGTCGCGATATATCTCTTACACGGCGCCCTTGATAATCAATTAATGGGAAATTTTCAAAATATTTCATTACCTAAATCCTCCTCCGAATTCCGGGGTTTTCTTTTCAACATCAGGTGAGCTAATTGTAGGAGTATCTTCATAATCATCTTGAGTATGAATAACTAGTTCACTGAATGACATTGATAATGTGACAGCAGCTGGTCTACCGCCTTCTGCAATAACCATATCACCACCTCCGGCATAATCAACATCAATTCCAGTACACATAGCCGGTTTAAATAATGGCCAATGAGATTCATCAACTCCAACCAAATTCATAATTACAGTATCCGGATAACTTAGGAAAAGCCTACCTACAGCTGAATTTTCAACTTTTATTCCTTCTGTAGAATTGAGTAAGTTTCCAAGAGATGCCTCAAAGTCACTACCACTCATTTTTGGTAAAATTCTTGACTTTATTTTTCGTACTAATTCTTTAATTCTATCTGAGTCTGCTTTATTGCTAGGATATAATTGCCAATCAAATGTGTATGTTTTAAGCTCTACACCTTCAAATGATAAAGTTTCTTGTGGATTAATTGCTAATCCGGAATCCATTGCTATTGTTTTACTGATATCACCTAAAAAATCTCTGGCCAAATAAGAACCAAGCAATTTTGCACCTTCCATGGAAATATTTAATGTGCTTTTTAATTTGTCATAGATATTGGATGCAACAGCTGAAGCACCTCCAGCGAATCCGCCTGCTTCGCCATTCTTCACCGCCGTGGAGCCGGTTTGATAGCTGTTTGCCAATTCGGACCCAAGACCTTGTAGTTGGGTTGCAAGACTTTTAACAAGTCCCGCTCCTTGTTCTGGACTCTCTGCAAAAGCTTTAGAAAGACTATCACCAATAGCTGCAGTGACTAAGTCTCTTTCAATCCCAGAAATTGTAAGACCCGTTGCGTCAGTAAGAGAAGTTGGAAAGGGTAATTCAATGGTAAGAGTTGATTTTAAATCTACCTTTTTATCATTTTCATTTGTTTTTTGATATTTAGCCAAAGGACTTGTAGTACCATATCTACCGTCTTTTGATGCAACAAATGCTGCAAAATTATATTCTTTAAAAATAAATTGAATTCCATGAGGAGACAAAGGCTTTACTGGGAATGTTAAAATTTGTGCTGATTGTTGTCTTTTGCGTCTTACTGATTCTATAGCAGGTCCAGGTCTATTTGTCTTACTTTTACCTTTTCTTGGTCTGCTACCTTCGCCATTTAAGAATGCCATTTTAGTGTCCTATGTTTCTTCCATACTTTTTGTTGGATTGGATAAATATCTTTTAAGGATATATTGGATTATTTATATACAAAAGCGGGTACTAGATTATGGCATATAAAGGGCGTTTTCGTCCCAAGAATCCGGCTAAGTATAAAGGCGACCCAACAAAGATTATTTATAGGTCTTTATGGGAATTTAAAGTTTTTAAATGGCTTGATTTACACAATGATGTGGTATGGTGGCAATCGGAAGAGGTGATTGTTCCATATCGTTCGCCGATTGATGGAAAAATACATAGGTATTTCCCTGATGTAATTGTGCATAAAAGGGATGGCTTAGGGAATCCTCAAACTATTATGATTGAGATTAAACCGAGTGCTCAATGTAGACCACCGGACCCTAAGAATAAAAATAAAACTAAAACGGGCAGAATATCAAGAAGGTATCTAAACGAAGTGAAACGATACGGGATAAATGAAGCCAAATGGAAGGCCGCAAAGAATTTTTGTGCTGACAGAGGTTGGCAATTTACAATTATGACAGAACATCACATACCAGGAGCAAGGTAATTGGCAGCAAGACTATTTACTGATATTTTAGCAAAAGGTATCCGTTCGGGTCAAGTCCCAGCACGTACAGAAAAAGCACGAGAATGGTATCGAAACCAGGCTAGAAGAGCAAATTCAGCAAAGGATTTAAACACAGAAGGTACAATTACTGGTGAGAATATCCTAAAAACATCTGGTTCCAAATCCAAAACAGCAAAACAAGTTGTCGGTAATATGTACCTATTCCGATATGACCCAAAACATAAAGACACGCTACCATATTATGATAGGTATCCACTGGTTTTTCCAATAAATAAAGCTAAAGGCGGCTTTTTAGGTATTAATATGCATTATTTGCCACCGACCTTGAGAGCAGAACTTATGGATGCTCTTTATGGTACTGTGACAAATAAAAAGTTTGATGAAACTACGAGGTTAAAAATTTCGTATGACATTTTAAACAAAGCGAAAAAATTTAGATTATTTAAGCCAACAATTAAACATTATCTTGGGAAACACGTTAAGACCAGATTTGTGTATATGAATCCTTCAGAATGGGATATTGCATTATTTTTACCATTACAAGAATTTGTTGGTGCAAGTAAACAGAAAGTTTGGGCTGATTCAAGAAAAATAGTAAGAGGATAATTAAGTGCCATTCAATATTAATAAATTTAAATCGGCAATGGATAGAAGAGGTGGTGTTGCGCTTGAATCTTTATTCGAAGTCATTCTTACAAAAAATTCAGCAGATGCAGAATTTGACCCATTAAGAGAATTTACATTCTTTTGTAATGCGGTCACAATTCCTTCGATTAGTATTAATACAGTAGATTATGCCCCAGTAGGAGCTTTACCTAGGTCCTTCCCCACAACAGTTTCAAATGATGGTTTATCTTGTAATATATTAATTGATTCTGACCATGAAATGATTAAATTTTTCCATGGTTGGTTGCAACAAGTTGTAAACTATAGTACATCAGGTGGTGCATATTCAGAGGTGGAAGGTAGATATCCACACGAGGTTGGGTTTAAAGATGATTATTCTTGCACATTAACAATAAGACATTATTCCACAGAAAGTTTTGATGACAAATATTACGAGTGGAAATTTACTGGTGTATGGCCAAACGCAATTAGTGATTTAGATTTGGCCTGGAACAATAACGATTCATTCCTAACATCTGCAGTATCATTTAATTATGATGAAATGCAGGTGACTGGAGAAAAGACAGGTTCACCAACAGATGGCCGACGCGGCCGTGGTGGTGGATTCTTAGATTTATTAGGACGACTTGGTGGTCTTGCAGACACAATCCGAGGAATTAAAAAAGGTGGTCGTCCAACAAGCATCCAAGATGCTATAAACAGAATAAGTAGATTTAGAAACGCGGTAGGTCGTGTTTCTGATGTGATTTGATAAAATAGGAGTATATTATGGCTTTGCCAAAAATTGATTTACCTATAATGGAGGTAGAATTACCTTCAAATGGAAAAAAGGTAAAAATAAGACCGTTTACGGTCAAAGAGGAAAAAATTCTTCTTGTTGCTCAGGAATCTGATGAGCCTGCAGCGGAAATGTTAGCGATTAAACAAATTTTAACAAATTGTGTTATTGATGCTGATGTAGAAGAATTACCAGTATTTGATATGGAATTTTTATTATTAAAATTAAGGTCTATATCAGTAGATAATAAAGTTGAATTTGCTATAACAGACCCAGAAACAGAAGAAGCAGTGACCTTATCAATTGATGTTGATGAAGTAAATATTGCAACTGCGGAAGGTCATACAAATGAAATTAAAATAAATGATGACTATACGTTATTTTTAAAATATCCCAATGTTGATTCGTTTATTCGTATTAACCAATTGGATGGTACAGACCCATTAACTACGTATTTTATTATGACTAGTTGTTTGGATTATATAGCATCAGAAGATGAAATTGAATATTTTAAGGATTATACTGATAAGGAAATTGAACAATTTATGGACGAGTTGCCAGGCAAAACATTAAACAAAATTGTAAATTTCTTTGAAACCATGCCAAGATTAAAGCATGAATTGAAGTATACAAATAAGAATGGAAACGAACAAACATTTGTTGTAGAGGGGACTAGAAGTTTTTTTATTTAATGCTGTGTCATATTACTCTTAGCGAGTATTATCAGATTATATTTAGCTTGGCACAGCATCATAAATATTCAATAGCAGAGGTGGAAAATATGGTACCTTATGAAAGGGATTTATATTTCCAAATGCTTATTGACTTTTTAGAGAAACAAAAGCAAGAGAGATAATATATGGCAGAAATGAGCCTAGAAACACAAGCTATTTTAAATCGTCTTAAAAATGAAGGTGATTTAATTCGTAATAGTGGGAAAAATTCTATAAAGCAAGTCAATATTAATCTTGATAAATTGCATACTACCTTTAAAGCAATTAATGCAGCTATGCTCAATAATACAGCTGTAATAAAACAAGCATCAGATCTTGAAAATAAAATTAGACAAGAAGAGGCAGAAAGAGCTCGTCGTCAAGGTGAGATTGATGAACTCACACAAAAAGATAGAGCAAAGGCAGCAGAACTTCGAGCAAAGGCCGACGCTTTAAGAGCAAAAGAAGAATTAAGGGATGCGAAAGGTCCTGGATTTTTTGCAAAGTTCACTGAGGATAATACTAAATCTACACTTAAAATGTTAGGTATTGTTGGAGGTTTAGGGCTTGTTGGTTCTCAGATAGTTGTTGGAGTTTTGGACCAAGTTTATGGTAAAGGCAAAGGTGGTTGGAGAGAAAAACTTTCAACATCATTTGATGAATTATCCACTGCTGGTAAGACATTGGGGAACTTAGACTCAACTATTAATGATGCATTAGATGGCATTGACGACACAATTGCAAAAGGTATTGAAGATGGTATCACAAATTCAATGGATAAGTACCTCAAACAATTTTCGTTGGATAATATTTTAACTGGTGTTAGACAAGCTTTACCTTGGGCTGCTATTCTTGGCAGTGTTTTTACTTTTAGAGGTGCCATTACAGATATTGTCACAAAGACAGGTTCAGTAGTATCGGAAGGCATTAAATCTAAAATTAGAATTAAAGAATTTAAAGAAATAGAAAAAGAAAAAAGGAAAACTTTTAAAACCAAAGAAACAGAGGCTAGAAAAACTGCACAACAAACAACAGGAACTGAAAGCCGAGCTGCAAAACAAAGGGCAAGAAGGGCGCAGGCTGCGTTATTAAGATCTGAAGTGGCAGAAGCAGCTGCTGATATGGGATTAAAGCAAGGTCCTGGTGGAGTGACTCAGGGTACTAGCATACTTGATGATTTAAAGGAAAAAGCTCGCTCACTAGGAAAAAAGACATTAAAGACTGCCCCATTTGTTGGACCTGCAGTCACAGCTGTTGATATAGCTATGGGTTTAGGTACAGAAACAAAAGATCTTTCTGATGCAACGTTAAAGGAATTAATGGCAAAGGACCGAACTGGGCTTGGCGATATTGCAGGTGAGGCAATTTTATCTGCCTCTATAACTGGAACTATCGGTGGCGCTACAACTGGTGGTGTTATGGCGGCCCCAGCAGCATTAGCTGGACTTGGATTTGGTTTCCTTTCTGGTGTCGCAAGAGCCGCGGCGGAGGAAATTAATGACGCAATTAATGATATTGATAATTTACCTAATCAGGTCGAAGATCTTTTAGAAAAAGATGCAAAACTAAGAGAGCAAAAGCGTGTTACGCCAGAGGAAATCGCAAATAATGTAAGAGCTACTATTAATAATATAGACCAAGTACGACAAAATTTACTCACTGATGTTCAAGGTATGGATGCAGAAATTGCCGCATTAGAAACTCAACTTCAAGAAACAGAGTTTGGTGATAACAGAAAAGGAAGACGTGATAGAGATAAATTAGAAGCTAGACTCAAAAATTTAAGAAGTGATAGATTATTACGAGGAAATCAACTTCAGAACACGACAAGAGCTCTTGAAATTTATAATCAACAAAATCAAAGTATTCTTGCAACAGAAATCGGAAAGGTCACTGACGTTTTAGCTGAAAAGGTTGCTTCTGTTGGCGGTGGTTCTTTTGTTAATACTCAGGTTATTAATAACACATACAATAATCAATTCGTTCAAAACTCAAGAAATAATTGGAGTCAAGGTCAGGTTATTGTAGATAATGCAACAGGTGGTTCTGGAGAACAGGTAGCTCTAGGATAAAAAGGGGCCGAAGCCCCTTTGTAATTTTATTCGCCTCTTAAATAAGCCATTATTGTTTCTGGTGAAGTTTCTCCATAAGGGTCATCTTCGCAATCATCTGCCTTTCCAGGTTCGACAAACATCTTTTCAATAACACCATCATTTACAACCATAGCATATCTCCAAGATCTTTTTCCAAATCCTAAATTGTCTTTTGCTACCAGCATATCCATACCAGCAGTAAATTCACAAGAGCCATCAGCAATAAATTTAACATTTCTTACTCTTTGGTCTTGAGCCCAAGCATTCATAACAAAAGCATCATTACATGAAATACAATAAATCTCATCAATACCTTGTTCCTGAAATTGGTCAAAACACCCTTCAAAGGCTGGAACTTGGAAATTAGAACATGTTGGAGTGAAAGCTCCAGGCAGTGAAAAAGCTATAACTCTTTTTCCACCAAAGAACGATTCAGTAGTAGGATTTGTCCATTCGAACTCTCCAGTCTCTACATTTCTTTCTCTTAATTTAAAAGTGACGTTAGGTACTCTATTCATAATATATCCTTTCTGAAGTCGGGAGAGCATTGCACTCTCCCGGATTAAAGTAAAATTAACCTACTAAGAATTCCTTCTTGTTGTCAATTTTGATTTTCTTTGGTCGTTTCTCTTCTGGAATAATCCTTTCAAGAGCAATGACCAATAGACCATTTTTGAAGTTAGCTCCAATCACCTCTAAATCATCGGCGAGTGTAAAGCTTCTTGTGAATTTCTTGTGTGAAATTCCTTTGTGAAGAACTACAGTTTCATCTTCTGGTTTTTCGTCCCAAGTAGATTTTACTGTAAGAACATCTTCTTTAACTTCAATATCCACATCATTAATATCAAGACCTGCTAGTGCAAGTTCGATTGTGAACTTATCACCATCTTTATTTCGTCTGATATTATAAGGTGGGAATCCTGTTGCTGCATGAGTTTGAGGGAACTCGACCAGTCTATCAAAAACTCTGTCGAATCCGACAGCAAAGGGGGTTAAGTGGTTTATATTTAATCCAGTCATTTTTATCTCCTTAATTAAGCTAGATATTAATATTCGATGGTTTTTACCCATCACCGTTTTCGCATACCCTTTCGGCATATGCAAAATTTATTTATACAGCTTCTGCTTTTCTTGTAATAAAAGTTTTAATAAAGTTCCGAATCTCTCTGGATGCCGAGGTATCGTCGTCTTTACAAAGCTGTATGAATTCTTTCTTTTGTTCTTTGTTAATCTTAATTATCAACGTGTCATCTTTTTTCATATTTTTTTAACCTTTTTGTCACATAAATGTCACATGGAAGTTTCAATTTGTATAAATAAAAAGTATATACAATATATTTATAGGAGATATACAATGCTAAATGAATTCTTTAAAAAACTAGACACAATTATTAAATCTGCCCGTTTTGATAAAGTTGTTAATAAGTATCTAGCAACACTCCTTCTTTTACCATCAATGGCTTTTGCAAATGAAGTCAATATTAAACACATTGACCATACAACAGTTATGACAAAAGATTCAATGATAATCCTTGACAAGAAAGCCGGTAAATTTTGGAAAACAGATTTAAATTGTGTTTTACCAATTAATACAGACTCTAAAGTCAGTTTTAAAACTGCGCATAGAACTATTAAGGAAGGTTCAGAACTTACATTTATAATTGGTGACCTGAAAAGGGATAACCATCATAATTGTAAAGTTTCTAGATTGGCTTCTCTTTAAGTTCCAGTACTTCCAAAGCCCCCGTTTCTACTCGTTTTCTGAGCAGGGGCTTTTTTAACCTCTTTTAATTCGTATTGTAAAGTTTCTTCTAGTCTACATTGAGCTAACCTTTCTCCATGCTCTACAGTGACTAGACTGTCTGATATATTCAACACAGCGATAAACGATTCTTCTACGTAATCACTATCAATCACACCAACACTATTACAAAGAATCAAACCTTTCTTCGTGGCTACACTTGAACGAATAAACATTTCCAATACATGGTTATCTGGCACATCAAATATAAGTCCAGTTGGAATTAGCACTCGTGTTTCTGGTGGGATTTGGATTGATTGGTTTTTCTTTACCAAAATTGGAACTTGTTTGTTCCATGCGTTATATCCTTTTAATCGCTCACCATTTGTTAAACAAGCTTTAACATCAAAGCATGCTGAACCTTCTGTGGCGAATGTGGGGATTTCAGCGTAATCTTTTACTTTAAAAATATTCATAATCAATACCTATATTATAACACATAATGTGTGATTTGTCAAATTTTTTTAAGGAACTGGTGTAAACCAATCTTGTTTTTCTATCATTTCCTTAAATAGTTGATAGTCGGGAGATTGCTCCCATAATTCATTATACCAAAAGAGCTCTCTAAAATTAGATTCCCATACGAAAGGAGTATCCTCTTGTTTTTGTAGAACACAGGTAATTATTCTATTTACTTCTGCAGCGAATGTTGGTGAGGATATTACTTTATAGTTATTAGCCATAGTCAATTTATCAAAGAAATTATCTTCGGCGTGGAAAATTGAACCATGATATCCATGTTCAACAAACATTCGAGCTCGAGGAGTCCAATGTACAAATATAGAACCAACGTGTCCTAGATTATGCATACACTGGTAAAAAGTTCTTTGAACTGGAATATGCTCACTCATTCCAAAGTTTGTTATAATATCAAATGAATCCATGCCAGTAGCTTCTTTGATTTGTTCTGCCGCGGATTCACTTCGCAGGTCAAGTGGAATTGCTCCATCTAAACCATTTAAATCTGTTGAATGATAACTTTTTGCGCCGGCGCGTAAATAATCATCTCTATACACACCATTTCTATTACCTTTATTTCCAAGTTCGAGAATTGTTTTACCTTCTAAATTTGGTAAATGCACAAACTCTCGCATAGGAATTACTTTTGGTACAAAATTTCCATTATTCATAATATATCCTAAAATTTATTTTTTGCCGATGTTATATTTTACGGCAAGTTCCCATTCATCTTTCTCTTTAAAGGCAATGATTTTAATCTGGTTTAACGAAGCAACTGGATCTTTTGTTTTGTTGGAATCAACAATTTTGATGAGTTCCCATTCCTCTAGTAGATTTACAATAGTATTTCTTCTTGCAAGATCTTCTTCTGTGAATGTATTCGCTTTACCATCTAATATAAACAATTCTTTAAAATGAAGAATGGAATATCGTCCTTTCTTATGAAGGATATGGCACGACTGAAATAACTTCTTCTCTTTACGAGAAGAGATTCCAATACGTGTAAGTGTTTCTTTTACTTTGAGGAAACTATCAGGTGTGGGTAATTCTACCTCAACGCCTACGCCTCTAAAAATGTCTTCGTTGTCCATGATACATATTCACCTTTATTCTATAATTAGTGGTTTAATGGCCAATAACCAATAAAACTATTTATAGGATTTTAAACCTTAACCACCAGTGACCAGCTTATCATGTACAGTCTTTAATTGTTCTTTTGTCAATGTTTTCAGATACATCTTTGCAACCGTGCGATTACACTGATATACTTCCTGAATTGCATCGAGGTCTGTGTTCTTTTCTGCCTTGTGCCATTTGGAAAATCTCTTGCGTTTCCTTAAGACACTTCGGTAATAATCAAACTGGGCAGCTGGAAATAAATCGTGTCTTTGATTCATTTCGTTAGCATGTAAAATCGTATCCTCGAAATATGTAAAGCCTCTGTTGACAATATATGCATTATATTGTTTTTCAGTCATTTCCGGCAATTCACT